GCTGAGTGCGACCCTGAGTTGACCATCCTCCATCTCGTCCCCGAGGGATGCGTCGCCTTCCATCGCAACGTGAAGTTGAGGAATCGACCGGCTCTGATCGTGGGCTGGGCCTCCAACTACACGGGCACCGATCTCGGCTCTAAACAGAGGTATCACGGGCGCATCGACTAACCCTCCGTTCTCCATTGATTGACGAATGTGCTACAATGTAGTTGTCGACCAATCGAAAGGAGAACAAATGGCACGACGCAAGAGCAAGGCTCCGAACCCCACCGAGGGCTTCGACCGCTTCATCAAGTTGAAGAACGGTCGCACTCTCACCGAGGGTGACGAGTTCACCGTCATCCCCGAGGTGCGCTACCGAGGGCACTGGGGGACCGGTCGCTACCGGTTCATCTACGTCAGCCCCTCGGGCGACGTGACGGGCTGGGGTCCGATCAACCGTGGCGGCAACACGCCCAAGGGCCGAGTGCGGTCCTTCAAGCCGAGCGACATTGAGGTCGTTCACAACAAGTCGAAGAGCCGCAAGTCGGCGGCCTGAGGTAGTTGCAACTGCAACAACTTCATAACTCGTTATTGGCGCACCAATGGTGGTACGCTGGAAGCGTAAGGAAAGAGGAGAAAGGAAACCACATGACCAACAAGTACCACTTCAACGTCATCGGAGACAGCCTGACCACCGAGGCTGAGACTCTCACGCCGATGACCTACAGCGAGTTCGTTGAGCACGTCGGCTTCAAGGTCGCTCGCTACACCGACTCCGCTTCCCGCAAGAGGCCCGAACTTCGGGGCGCTCCCGTCCTTGAGGGCTTCGCTGGCCCGATGTACGACGGCGAGAAGGACGGCCACACGGTCATCCGCTACGAGACGTGGGCCGCCAACGAGCGGTTCTCCGCCTGACCAACCCAACCACCAAGAGAGGAACCCACATGACCATCATCTCAGTTGACACCCGCAAGCCCGTCGTGGCTTCGTCCATCAACCCCGAGTTCATTCGGAGGTGCCGTGAGGCCGCCGAGGCTCGTCGCAAGAAGGGAGCCAAGTGATGAACAAGACCAAGGAGACATACGGCATCCGCCGCATCAGCCGCTACGGCAGTGTCGCCTACGAGTTCGTCTGCTCATGGGAGTGCGCCAAGGCGTTCGCCCGTGAGTACCGAGTAGGCATCGCTCGGTTTGAGTCTGGCTACGACCTGACTCACACCGTCATCTGCCCGATATGCGATGAGCGGATCGAAGCCGTCGACAACGAGAGCGCCAAGTGGGTCCACCACGACGAAGCCTTCGGCTACCGAGAGGTGGCAGTCAATCCAGTCAACCCCGCTCTACTCGGCACCTACCGTGAGGCGATCTACGACTGGAACTTCCACTAGCCACGATTCGTCGCATTGGTGCTCCAATGTGATACAGTGCAAGTACCAACCAAGAAAGGAACCAACCACATGGAAACTGCAACCCTCACCCACGACATCCGCCCCGGCGATCTTCTCGTCTACAGGATGGTCACGGACACCACCGGCTACTACGTCACGAAGGTGACCGAAAAGTCGATCTGGCTCGTCCCTGCCCATCGCACGTCGATCACGAAGTCCGTGAGCAACGGCTCGCCCTTCCCCACCGTCTACAAGGCCATCGAAGCGCCGGTCGACATCAAGGGGTACGAGGCCAAGCGCTACGGCATCCGCAAGGACGGCACGTTCCGCATCGCCCCGTGGGCAAACCCGCTCGTCAAGGCTCCCGTCACCGACTTCGGTGAAGAGGGCTACCGGCCCTACACCGAGACGGACTACTCGTTCTGAGCAAGGAGGACAACTGAATGAACTTCCTACTCTTCGCCTTCTCGTTCGCAGGGCTGATGCTCTTGGCCGCATGGGAGACAATCGACCGACTCAAGGAGGACGACAGTGCAGACCAATCTTGACCGCTTGATCCCGACCGCCATCGGGCACGGCTCGGCCACGTCAGGACCGTGGCGGGCTGAGCGTGACCTGTCTGGCTACGTCAGTGTCTACCGAGGCACCCTCATCAGGTTCCGCTACGAGTTCGGCTCTGGCGAGGTCCACCTGATCGCTACCGACTGGGGCACGGCGAAAGAGAAAGCCGCCATCCGCAAGATGCTTGACGGTCTTGAAGTTCACGGGCTGGCCCCGTCCTCGTTCATCCTCTAATCTCAAGATGAGCGTAAGGACCGCACAACGAGTGCCCGTCCCTATCCTTTCGGGGATGGGAGCGGTCCTCCCCTCCCCGTAGTGGTGTTCGGGGAGGGGCGAAACTCGTCCCCACAACGGAACGATCCCCCGTGCCGAAGCACCGGGGGATCGAACCGCCAACCAAGGAGGTGTGGAGCCGAGGGGAGGAAACTCTGCTCCGGTGGGGATTGTACTCCTTGGTCGGAACCCTAAGTCAAGCGTATCGCAGAATCGAACGCTTGTACCCGACTTTCTTCTGTCATCTCTGCTGGGTCTTTGCAGTTGGTCTGCCAGTACGACGGCTCCAGCATCATGATCCCGCTCCCCTTCATCTTCTCCTTGAGTTCGATGGCCGCCGCCCTACCCGCCGAATCTCGGTCGGTCATCACAACGTAAGCGAGCGGGTCCAGTTCCTTGAGCAGTCGCTCCTGAGTCTTCGACACCCGAGCGCCGAGTAGGGCGACCGACGGGATGCCGACCTGCCAGAGAGAAAGTGTGTCGATACTGCCCTCGGTGATGGCCACCGCTTTGGCTCGGTAGAACCTGCGGCGAACTTGCCACGACCCGTAGAGGTGCTCACTAATCTTGAACCCCGACTGGTAGAGGTACTTCGGCCCGCCCTCTTCGACGTTGAGTCGACGGCGGATGATGCTCATGACGTTGTTGTTCCGAGGGGAGTGGACGGGGATGACGAGCGCATCCTCCATTGCGTTGTAGCCGAGCAAGAACTCGTCCCGAACCGCAGGCTCCGTGATCCCTCGGTTGGCCCACAACTCCATGTACTCGCCCGTGGAGCGCCAGAACTCCAGCCACATCTTCGACACGACCGGCACGACCGGTTCGGACTCGTCCAGAAGTTCGGCGGTCTTGCTCTTCACTGAGTCGATGTCCCGCTCGGCCTCGGGACCGAGTGTCGTCTCCAGATGGTCTGCGAGTTGATTGACCCGACCCTTGACCCCACAGGCGTAGCAGACGAACAAGCCCTTGCGGACGTTGATGGCGAATGACGGGTTCGTGTCTTCGTGGTACGGGCAGAGGCACATCCACTCCACGCCCGAGCGGAGCCGAACGTCTAGGTGTTTGTTGGCGAAAGCGGCATACGTCTCAGCCATCGCCCATCGCCTCCAACTTGTCCTCGGCCATGATGTCGTCGGCAGTGTCGCCGCTGACCTCTCGGAAGAGTCCGTTGTTCGGGCGGAACTCGTTGAACCAGACCTGACCGTCGGAGCCGTGCCGGTACTTGGCCATCTTCATCTTCACGATATGGCGAGACATCTGCTTCATCGTGACCACGCAGTCCGCATCCTGTCCGATGGCATCGGCACCAGCGAGGTGCTCGGCACCGGGAAGGTCGTTGCCGATGGCCATGCGGTTGATCTGAGCCGCAGCGACGATGGGCACCTCGTAGCGCATGGCGATGCCCTTGAGTTCGGCGGACAATGCGGCGATGGCCTGCCAGTCCCCCGCCTGAGTGTTCATGAGCGTGAGGTAGTCGATGAACACGATGTCCGGTCGGTTCCGTTCGATCTGAGCGGCGATGGTGCTCGGGGACACTCGGCCTCGGCTGGTGTCGTTGACGATGAGTCGACCGGTCGTGCCCTCCTTGAGTTCCTGAAGAAACTTCTTGTAGGAGAGCAGATCGAAGTCCGTTCCGTTCATGAGCGCCGAAGACTTGAACGTCGACTTCGCATGGTCCGAGGACAAGAACGAGTGCGCCCTCATGGCGATCTGAGCACGGGTCTGCTCCAGAGCGTCGTACTGAACCGTGAATCCCTGATAAACGGCGTGGGCCGCCATGCGGATCAGAGTCCACGTCTTGCCCTGACCGAGACGAGCGGCCACGATCCAGTAGTCGCCCTCTTGGGGACCGTTGGTAACCATGTCGATAGTCGGGAACCCAGTGGGAACCCCCGAGATGCCTCGCTCGGCTGCTCTCTCATGCCGCCGAGAGACTTCGTTGTAGACCATCTCCCAGTCGTCCAGCACGTCACTCTCGTTGGAGTTGCCGTAGCAATCTGCTTGCAGATGCAACAACTGTGTCTGGAGTTCCTCCATCACGTCTTCGACCTTGGCATCGTCCTTGATGGAGTCCAGCGACTTGTCGACCGCCGAAACTACCGACCGACGTAGGTACTCATCTCGGAGTTCCCCGAGGCAGTATTCCACGTCATCCGACTGGACGATCTGGAAGTCCTCAAACTTCGACCGGAAGAGAGCCTTGCTCGGACACCTTCGATGCCGGTCGATGTACCGACTGATCCAGTCCCACTCATCGCTATGCGATGCGAACCAGTGAGGCTGGACTCCAGCCAGAACAGGTGTCTTGTGATCCTCCTGTCGAAGAACCGCCGAGATGAACAGTGTCTCAGTCTTCGATGACATCCTTCTTCTTCCTCCGCTTCCCCTTGGTTGGTATCTCTCTGATTCTGTCCTCACCTACCGTGATCCACCCCGGTGGCAAATGGAAGAATGTGAACCAAAGAGAATCATCTTCTCTTCGTTCGATTCTCTTCAATACCTCTGTCTTCCAGAGTTGAGATGAGTAATGAAGAACCTGATACTCAGACCCGACTTCACAGATCAGACCAGAGGAAGTCTCAATCTTCTCTAATCTCTCTGGCAGTGGAACTGTCGGAGTTGGGATCGCTTGCGATCTCTTCCTGCTTCGTCGTTGGCCGCTTGCGGCCTTACTGGGCTTCGCCACTTCAACCTCCCGTCAGTGTGGAGGCGTGACCGTAGCACCGCCACAACCTGAGCGGGCGAAGAATCATTGGTGCCCGTAGGCCCGATTCATTGATGTGCGGCCTGAGCAGGGGAAACGCCAATGTTACAGTTTCATTACGGATCATTGGTGCAGGTCAGAGGGGTGTTTCTCGGCCATCTTGGTCATCAATGAAGAGGAATGAGCACCAATCCTGCTATCATGGAGGGTGAAGGAGGAAACATGAACACCACACTCACCATCGCCGCCCCGTGGATTCCCGTCCGCTGGAGCGAGTTCCTGCCCACCATCATCGCCGCCACGGCGGCCTACTTCGGATTGGAGATCGCATGAGAGAGTATTACGACGAGTTCGTGATCCTCGGCATCGCCGTAGGCATCAACACGGTCCTCACGGTTCTTGACCTCATCCTGAAGCGGTGCTTGGACCCCAAGTTGAAGTTGAAGTTGTGATTGGAGCACCAATGCGATACAATGAAGCCATGACCAAGAAGCGCACGACCAAGTGGACGAAGGAGGACAAGTTCCGCTTCGCCCACGAGCGGCTCCGTGCGACTCGCATCCCCAACAAGAAGCGGGAGGCATCCAAGCGAGCCTGCCGCACTAACCGAAAGGACTACCGATGACCACCGCCCACCGCTACCCGCATCTCACCGCCGTCGATGTCGACGGCACGACGGTCCACTACGACCTGTGCAAGCCTTGTGCCACCGTGCTCAACGACTTGAACGTGATCGACCTCATTGAGATGGAGTGCCCCGAGGTCGACTACGACGAGGGCTACCGGTGCGACCGGTGCGACCGCCGCATCTCCTTGGCCTGACCACCACCAACCAACCAAGAAAGGAAATCATCCATGTTCAACGCCATCGACGTTCTGGCCGACATTCTCCCCGAGGGCTGGGAGTGCTGGACGAGTCCACGCTTCTTTGCCCCCACGGAGACGTGATCGAATGGGACGGCCACTGTCCCGAGGGTTGCGCCTCCCCGCTCATGGCGCTCGGGTTGATCTGACTCTTCCCGAGTGACACACCCACCAACTACATTGAGGAATCAAATGCACAGCATCACCCACGACATGACCACAACCGAGTCGGCCTTCAAGGCCGTCTTCGCTGACATGCCATCACGGCCACTGTCCGAGAACCCCATCCCCAACGCCAACTTCATGACACCCGACGTGCTCGGCATCTGGAAGTACGAGCGGGGCTGGGCCGAGTTGTCCACCGGAATCTTCGGAGACGACCGACTCTTCGGCATCACGATCCGAACCTTGGACGCTGGCAAGGGCGAGATTCCGGGCCGCATGGTCGACCTCGGAGCGAAGACGATGGAGGACGTTCGCAAGGAATACGACGAGGCCACCAAGCCGCTTGGAGCGCTGGTGCCCGACTAACAGACATGGCTCGGCCACTGCTGGCATGGTGCCTACGGAGAGCGTAGTGACGGGGTGAGTGTTCCCTTCATGAAACACCAGCAGTGGCGATGAGTCCCGATTTGACACGACCAACCAATGTGAACTAATGTGACCAACAACAACCAACCACTGATCTAGGGAGGATCATGAGCACCATCACCATCAACAACGACACGGTTCTTGAGAACGGGCCGATCACGGGAGTCGACATCGACAACCACCCGCTCTCCGAACTGGTCCCGCCCCGCTACTTCTTGACCGACTACATCGGTCGTGAGGTCAGCGGTGTCCGAGACATGGACATTCTCACCGCCGCCCACCGGCTCCACAAGAACGTCCTGCTTCCGGGTCCGACCGGTTCGGCCAAGACCTCGCTGGTCTACGCCTACGCCGCCAAGATCGGCCTGCCAGTCGTCAACGTCGCCTGTAACGGCGGTGCCGACATCCGCCAGTTGCTTGGCGGTTGGTCGCCCAAGCCTGATGGCACCTACCACTTCGTCGGTGGTGACTTGGTGGAGGGAGTTCGACACGGTGCAGTGATCCTGCTCAACGAGATCAACTTCCTGCCCCCGAAGATCGCCGCCATCGTCTACGGTCTGCTGGACCGTCGCCGCACGATCTACTTGCCCGATGCCGCTGGCTCGGACTACCCGACGCAGATCAAGGCTCACCCGTCGGTCTTCATCGTGGCCGACTACAACCCGAACTACATCGGCACCCGTCCGCTCAACGAGGCACTGCTCAACCGCTTCGCCATCAAACTGGATTGGGACTACGAGCCGAAGGTGGAGAAGCAGTTGGTCACTTCGGCCAGCCTGCTGGAACTCGCCACCAAGTTGAGGGAGCGCTCGGCGGTCGGTGACATCAACACCCCCGTCTCCACGAACGCTCTCATGGAGTTTGAGGAACTGGCGTGGGACGACAGCCTCGGCTTCGACTTCGCCTCCACCAACTTCATCAACTCGTTCGATCTGGAAGAGCGCAAGGTGGTCAAGGAGGTGCTGGATGTCTACTCCGTTCGCATCAAGGAGGAACTGTTCGGTCGCCCCGACACCTTCGTGGTGGAGCACGACGACATCAACACCGACCACCCCGAGTACACCGGCACGTTCGATGCTGGCGGCACGACGGTCTGATCGGAACTAAGGAGGAACAATGAAGAAACTGAAGGCAGCCAAGGCCGACGAGAAAGTCGTCCGCCATATCATCAGTGCCACCCACTCTCAGGCACGGGCCAACGAGTACGAGGGCAATGTGACCGAACTGGTGGAGAGGGTGGAGGCGTGGCGTAACGCCACCACCACACTTGCAAGCAAGATCGCCAGCATCATCGCCGGTCGCACTGTGACCGTCGAATGGTCGGCGGACATCCCGCTGGCCGCCACCGACGGCGAGAACTTGCTTCTGTCTTCACCGTGGTTCTGCGACAACGTGATCTCCGGCATCGTCACCCGTAACGCCGCTTCGACGGCGGAGCATTGGGGTTCCTTGAAGGCGATGATCTTCCATGAGATCAGCCACATCATGTGGTCGCCCCGCTTCAGCCAGAAGCCGCTCAAGGAGATCAAGGACGACATGGAGCGCTGGAGGGTCTGGAACATTCTGGAGGACCAGCGGATTGAGTCGCTCTTCACGACCAAGTACAAGCCGTCGATCCCGTTCTTCACGAAGATGGTCGCAGAGCATCTGCTCACGACGGGCAACGCTGATGGTCGCAGGTTGGCGTGGCTCTGGCTCCACGGGCGTAAGTACCTGCCCGATGCGGTGCGGACTGAGTACCGCCGAGTCTTTGAGAACCACCTTGCCGAGATTGGCGTGCTCTCCCGTGTGACCGCCGACGACTTCGCTTCGGTCATCGACCGCTACCGAGTCTTGGTCTTCCCGACCGACTCCGAGGCTGGTCTTGCTCTCGTCAACGAGTTCGACGCTTTGCTCAAGATCGTCTTTGAGGCCAGCCAAATGACCGAGCAGTCGTACAACCATGAGGCTCACAACTGGCAGAACGGCCACAACGAGCACAAGTCGGGCCGCTCCGTTCCCGTCGCACAGTCCCGCAAGGACCGTGACGAGATGGTGGAGGCCGAGGTCGAAGACGAGCCGATGAGCGGTTCCACCGAGCCTGCTGAGTCCACTGAGTCTTCTGCACCTGCCACTGAGTCCACCGACTCCGACTACTCCGGTATGAGCCACACCCACGACGATGACCGTGCGCTTGATGCAGCGATCATGGCGAACGAGTACGCCAGCGATGCCGTGGCTGAAGAGGGCATGGAGATGGTCAAGTCCGTCGCTCGCATGGCAGGCGACGAAGAGGGTTCGTACATCCCGAACGTGGCCAACACCTACGGCGCTCAGTACCACCCAGTTGACGACTGGATGCCCACCGCCGCCAAGCGGCTGGTGCAGGAGATCACCCGTGTCTTCTCCGATTACGAAGACGGGTGGGTCCGCCACAACTCCACCGGTCGACTCAACATGGTCGATGCGATGTCTGCCCGTGGTAGCCACTTCGACATCTTCGATGTCTGGCAGGAGACGGACGAGTCCGACTTGTCCTTTGAGGTCGCCATCCTTGTCGACCGCTCGTCTTCGATGCAGGGCATCGACCAGTGGAACACGGCGAAGGCGATGTGGGTCATCCAGCGAGCCTGCGAGCAGTTGGACATTCCCGTCACGATCATTGGCTACGACAACGAAGCGTCGATGATGGCGACGAAGAGAGACAGCGCTCGTCGCAACGAGTTCATGGTGCTCTCTGCTCAGGGCGGCACATACCCCGTTCCCGCCTTGCAGTGGGCCTCGTCGCTTCTCACCAACAGCCACGCCAAGAACCGACTCATCATCTCGCTGACCGATGGCCAGTGGGGATTCGGTGCCGGTGCGAAGCAGTCGGAGTACGAGATTCTTGACTCTCTCCACCGCAAGGGCGTGCAGTCGCTTCTCGTCACCATCGACAGCGGCTGGACGATTGAGCCGAACCGTGCGGGCAACCGCTACTACGGCCACAAGCAGTGGGTGAATCTCACCCGTGACCGGATGCGGACTCTGCCCGCTGAGGTCGGTAAGCAGATCGCCGCACTCGCCAACGAAACGCTGAGTGCGGCGGCATGACAGGAGGAAACATGGAGAAGAAGATCACACACCGAGTCGTGATTCACGTCGAAGTCGAAGACGGTGTGTACTGGCCTGACGACATCAAGAGCAGGACCGACATGGAGGCGCTCACCAACGTGCTCCTTCAATCGTTGGATCACGTTCACGGTGCCGACGTAAAGGCCGTGTCATGGTGAGGCGCAGGAGATACCGGCTGGCGCTGGCGATCCTCACGTCACTTGCCGTGGCCTACTTCGCTGGAGGGTTGAGCGCCGACGGCCTCAGCGCCATCCAGCACACCGCCCTCTTCGTGGCGACTATGATCGTCTCGCTTCGGGTTCTGAAGCGGGTGCGAGATTATGTCGACCCGAAGTTGGTACATGCCGATAGGCACGATAGATTCATCAACCACACCAACCGTTACGGAGGTAACACATGAAACTTGCAGCGAAGCAGATGGGGTCCATGAAGGCCGTCAAGGAGTCCTTGAAAAAGGGCGGCGGCAACGACAAGACGTGGATCAAGAACATCCCCGCCGACGGCCTCGTCGTCCGGTTCCTCACCGAGCCTGAGCAGTGGTTCGGCTACTACGAGTATTACGACTTGGACAACAAGCAGTTCGTCCCGATGGCCGAGGGCGAGATTCTCCCCGACGGAGTTCGCCCCTCGTTCCGCTATCTGACCAACGCTCTGGACGTTGAGACGGATCGGGTCATCCCGCTCAAGTTGCCGAAGACGGCGGCCAACTCGCTCATCATCAAGTACGACAAGTACGAGACGCTTCTTGATCGCAACTACGAGTTGGACAAGCACGGCGAGGGTCTGGACACGACCTACGACGTGACTCCGACCGGCCCGACCAAGATGGTCCTCACCAAGTATGACCTCTTGGACTTGGAGTCGATCCTTGTCGACGCTCGCAACATGGCGCTTGGTGAGACTGACACCGAGCAGTCCTCCAAGGGTTCGTTCAACGACGACGACATCGACACCGACGACGATGACGACGATGACGATGACGAGATCGACACCCCTGCGGCGACGGCCAACAACAAGACCTACACCGAGGACGACCTGAGGCAGATGTCCGTTCGTGACCTCCGCATCATCGCTCTTGAACTTGATCTTGACCCTCGGGGCAAGACCAAGGACGCACTGGTGGACGAGATCATCGAAACCGCCGAAGCGTGAGTCCGTCCCCCGCTGGGCTTCGCCTCCTTTCGCTCAGCGGGGGATACCCCTCCCCAACCAACCCAACCCAGCCAAGGAGATAAACATGGCAACCCGCAAACACCGTAGGATCGTCCTTGAGAACCCGCCTGCCCCCGGCAAGCGTGGGCCTAAGGCCGACAGCACGCAGGGATTCCTGCGCCGTCTGGCGAAGAAGCACCCGAACGAGTGGGCCATCTTTGAGCGGCGCACGACTTCGGCGCACGCCTACTTGAGCACGCTCAAGAAGACCCCCGAGTGGAAGGGTCGCCTTGAGGTGACCAGCCGAGGCAACCCCGACGGCACCCGTGCCGTGTGGGTTCGGGTGGTCGACAAGGCCACTACGGGCGACACGGCTACCGGCACCACGGCGGAGTCGTGAGCACCCTCCAAGAGAGGCTCGCTCGGCTCCTTCAACTCAAGACACAACTCTCTGAGTTGGAGGCCGAGCGGACCTCCCTTGAGGCCGTCATCCTGCGACAGATGCAGGACGAAGACCTCAAGTCCGCCCAGTTCTACGAGAACGGGATCAAGGTGGCCGCCTCGGCAGTTCACGGATCGACCATCAAGTTCGACATGGATGCGATTCGTGAGAAACTCACCACCGACCAGTGGCAGTCGATCACGAAGCAAGTGGTCGACAACAAGTTGCTAGAGGACCGAGTGGCTAAGGGCGAGGTGCCCGTAGAGGTCATTGCCGAGCACTCCACCGAGGTTCCGAGAAAGGGCTACGTCCGATTCAAGATCGGTGACTAGCCCAACTACCGCATCAATGGCTACTATGCAGGTGTGGCCAGATCGTACTGCGAAGTCTGCCTAGAGCCTGATGACACAGGACTGGGTATCTGCTCATCCTGCGCCTTAGAAGACGACGACAACCAACAGGAGTGACCCCGTGTCCACAACTACACAGCACATCAACCCATTTGACCGAGTTCGTGAGGCCAAGCGATACGACGTGGCCGACATGCTTCTCACCGGCACCACGGTGAGTTGGAACGACATCATCGAACGAGTCGGCAACTTCTCGCCTCGCACGATGGGATACGTTCTCCGAGGGCTGGAGGATCAGGGAGCCACCATTCTGCGCCTGCGTGACGCAGAGCATGGAACTCTCTACCGCTACGACCCGTCGTGTGAGTACGACGCTCGGTTCCGTCTGTCCAAGTCCGATGGGCCTGATGCCCAGCGGCAGAAGAAGCACAATGCCACTCAGCCGGAAGCAGCGGAATCGTAATCCCCTCTTCTGCGGGAAGTGCGGGCGAGTCACATACAGCGACTCGCCTGACTACCAGTGGTGGCTGGTGGGCACCGACTACGGCACGACCGTGATCCGGTGCCCCCAGCACATCACTGAATGGACGCTCCGCACCTCAGGCAAAGGGCGGAGCATGGCCTCGTACCGCTGGAAGCGGCTGGCCAAAGAGAACGACACTTATGATCCGAGCGAGATGGTGTGGGAGCCGTTCTTCTTAGACGACGACATCTGACCAACATGGTAGACAGGGAGGCCCATGTTCTTTCACACTCACGTCCACTCGGAGTTCTCATGTCTGGACGGGATGGCAGACATCCCGACGATGGTGGCCAAGGCGGCGAAGATGGGCCAGCCGGGGATCGCACTCACCGATCACGGCAACATGAGCGGTGTCTTCCAACTCTACAAGTCCGCTAAGAGCCACGGCCTCGCCCCATTCCTCGGGCTTGAGGCGTACACAGTTGGTCAGGTCGATGACAAGACGGCGAAGCGCCACCACCTCACCCTGCTGGCGTACACGACAGATGGCTACAAGAACCTTGCACGACTCTCCAGCATCTCGCACCAGCGGGACCACTACCACTACAAACCCCGACTGAGCCAAGCCGACTTCATGGAGGCCAAGATGTCGGGGGCGACCTCGGGCATCGCATGTCTCACCGGTTGCTACTTCGGGGATGTCTGTCAGGCCATCGTCTCCGAGCCAGACGAGGATGACGGGATTGCTAAGGCCAAGCGACTGGTCGCCTTCTACCAGTCGATCTTCGACAAGGTGTATGTCGAAGTCCAGCACCACCGGACCCAGCATGAGACGTGGGATGACGACCGCTTAGTTCAGGCGCTCCACAGGCTCTCTCAGGAGACGGGGTGCCCGCCGATCATCACGAACGACTGCCACTACTGCGACAAGGGCGAGAAGGAACTTCACGACATGATGAAGTCCATCGCCTACTCCAGCGATCCCGGCGATGTCTCGTTCCCCGGCGATTCGTACCATCTCGCCTCGGAGTCGTGGGTCAAACTTCACTACCGAGATCACGCCGAAGTGTGGGAGGCGGCGCAGGAGTCCTACACCGAGTTGATCGAAGCCAATGAGTTGTCGATCCCCGTGCTGGACGAGTACCGCTACCACGTTCCCCAAGTTCATGAGAATCCGATGCGGCGGCTGGAGTACCTCTGCCTCAAGCAGATGAGTGGCAGAAACCTCGGCTCTCAGTACGGCTCACGCCTTGATTACGAACTGGACGTGATCGAAGGGCTGGGGATGGCCGACTACTTCTTGCTCGTCCACGACTACGTTCAGTGGTGCAACGACCAAGGCATCTTCGTGATGGCCCGTGGATCGGCGGCAGGGTCGCTCGTCTGCTGGCTACTCGGTTTCACGCAGGTCGACCCGCTCAAGTGGAAGTTGACCTTCGACCGGTTCCTGACCCCTGACCGAGTTCGACCGCCCGACATCGACCTTGACATCGAAGACGTGAGGCGGGCCGATGTCATCGAATACCTACAGGGCAAGTACGAGGTCGTGCAGATCGGCACCTACAACAAGTTGTCTTACGACGAGGACAGTGGGCGAGGCGGCCTCTACGTCCAGTACATCAGTGCCCAGCGCAAGATTCTCGGGGACCAGTTCCCGAAGTTGCTCGGCAAAGTGAAGACGCTCCACGACCTAGATGAAGTGCGGCCCGACGATGCCGAGCGGATTCGACGGCTTGGCAGTGTCTCTCTTCGCCGTTCTCCCGGTGCCCATGCCGCTGGATTCTTGGTCGGTGCTCCGCCATCGCACAACGTATCCGAATGGATACCTACCATGCTCATCCCGTCCTCGGGCACCGAGGTCACGCAGATGATGATGGACGATGTGGAGGATGCGGGCTACATCAAGATCGACCTGCTCGGCCTGCGCTCGCTCGCCACCGTTCGGCGGTGTCTGGAGTTGATCGGTAAGGACGGGCTGGACTGGATTCCGCTGGACGACAAGGAGACGTTCAAGTTCCTCCGCAAAGGAAACGCCGAGACGGGCATCTTCCAGTTGGAGGGTTACACGGCGGCCAAGGGGTGCCGAGAGGTCAAGGTCAAGACAGTTGACGACCTGATCCTCGTCAACGCTCTCTATCGACCGGCGACACGGGACAGCGGTTACGTCGACCTCTTCCATCACAACCGTGATAACCGAGCGTCGATCTCGTATCCCCATCCGATCTTCAAGAACCATCTTCAGGAGACGTTCGGAGTTCCTTGCTTCCAAGAGCAGGTGCTCGCCATCCTCCGTGATCTCGGGATGCCAGCGGCGGAACTCAACGCCTTCTTGAAAGCGGTCAAGGGGAAACACGCCAAGGGCGGGTACTCGGACGAGTCGACGGCGATCTTCGTCAACAACAAGCGCCGGTTTGAGCAGTTATGTGCCGACAAGGACATGACCGAAGAAGAGACAGAAGAGGCGTGGGAGTTGGTCGAAGGCTTCGCCGCCTACGGCTTCAACCGTGCTCATGCCACGGCTTACTCGCTGCTCGGCTATCAGATGGCCTATCTGAAGACCCATCATCCCGTGGAGTTCCACGCCGCCCTGCTGGAGACATCGGTGGGCGCTACCAAGGAAGACCAGTACATCAAGGAGACACGGCGGGTCGGAGTTCCCGTCCTCGGTGCATGTGTGAATCGCTCGGCAGTCCTGTGGGCTATCGACCCGTCGGGTAAGGCGATCCGCAAGGGTTTGTCCTCCGTCAAGGGGGTCGGGCCGAAGGCGGCGGATGCTATTGTGGCGAGTGCGCCCTACAACTCGGTGGACGAGATCATCGACCGATGCCCAGCGAAGTCCGTCACTGGCGGAAAGAACTGGAAGGCCGACGGCACACTTGCCGGTGTGCTGGAGTCACTGAGGAAGGCGGGCGCTCTAAAAGCCGTAGGAGTTATGCCTTGATCGACATTGACGAGTTGAACACGGGGGAGCAAGCCGCCGAGTTCCTCAAGGAGATCGCCATAACGGTCTGGCAGGCTCTTCAGGGCGTGGACAAAGAAGGGGCATCGTCCATCAGTACGGCGCTCGTTGTTGCCAGCCATGTGCTCATCGAAGAGATGGAGATGGCCGACCAACTATCACGATGTCTGATTACTTCGATTCGGGAGGGGCGCTTCCAAGAGGATGAGGCGATACAACTGCTTCAGACTTGGAAGAAGCGCAGAATCGCAGACGGAGTGACATCTAGTGAGTGAGCAGTTAGTTCTATTCGATCCCAACCTGTACAACCCGACGGAGGATGACAGTGAGCAAAGCGCAAGAGTTGATGGCCGAGATCAACAAGGCTCTCGGGGAGGGGACGGTTCGGCTCGGGAGTGACGAGTCCCTTCTCGTCAAACGCCTCCCGACTGGCGTTCTTCCAATCGACTACCTGCTAGACGGAGGAATCCCGACCGGCAGGTTCACGGAACTCTTCGGTGCCTACAGCACCTTGAAGTCCTACGTCGCCCTATCGTGCATCGCTCAGACTCAGAAGAGCGGCGGTGTCTGCGCCATTGTCGACACCGAGCACGCCTACGATCCGGTGTGGGCCGAGTCCATCGGAGTCAACACATCCGATCTGATCTACCAAGCACCGGAGACAGGCGAAGAGGCCATCGACGTGACCGAGGTGCTCGTCCGTAACGGGGTCGACCTTATTGTGTGGGATTCCGTGGCTGCCACGCTGCCACAGGCCGAAGGCAACAAGCGCATGTCGAAGGAGTCTGTACAGCCCGCTCGGCTGGCGGCTCTGATGTCGCTCGGGATGCGGAAGTTGACGGCGGCGAATGAGCACACCGCCATCCTCTTTATCAACCAGACCCGCCTCAATGTCGGCGTGGTCTTCGGTGACCCCGAGACAGTTCCCGGCGGTAGAGCGCTTCCGTTCTACGCCTCGTACCGAGTTGCTCTCCGCAAGGCGGGGAAGGAGAAGGAGTCGGTCGACACCTACGACTCCACCGGCAAGAAGACCTCGGTGAACCAAGTCACGGGCCACAAGATTCGTGCCACACTGGAGAAGTCGAAGTTGTCTGCCCCGTCCCGTGACGTGCTCTTCACGTTCGACTTGACGAGCGGGCAGGTAGACGAGATCGGCTACGCCCTGAGCGCTGGGCTAGAGAAGGGCATTATCAAGCATGAAGGACGGTCGTGGTGGGTAGACGAGACGCAGAAGACGGTCGGAGCCGAGAAGTTCCGTGGCTGGCTGAGGGATCATCCCGAGGTGGTGGAGATGATTCGGCAGGAACTCTTGGAGCCAAGTGGAAGCCACGAAGCCGACAAGAGCAAGGTCGGATAACTGAGAAGAAGATCGCCAAGGACATCGGGGCACGAACCCACCCGAACTCGGGGGCACTGAGAATCAAGCACGATGCCTCGGACGCTGAGACGCTCTACGAGATCAAGGATGCCAACAAGTCCTACAGCCTGAAGGCCGAAGAGTTGCACACCCTTTGGGTACGATCTGCGAGAGAGTCCAAGGAGCCGGTCTTCATCATCAAGTTCAAGCACCTCGGGATGACGGCCACAATCACAATGACCAAGGAGTTCTAGTGTCGCTCAAGCAACACATTCGTATCGCCAAGAGGAATAGCCGTATCACGCCTAGATTGCATGGATGGCTAAATAACAACGATGGAGTACGAGTAGAGGATGAAGCCACCGCCAAGCGGGTGCTGGAGATTCTCGCTCCTTCCGAGCACGACCGCTCTGGCGTGTTCCACCCGTCGCAGTTGTACCAGTGCCCTCGCCATCAGGTCTTCGATTACTACGGTGCCGAGTCGCTCCAGCAGTACAACCCGACGCTCCGCAACCTCTTCAACGATGGGCACTTCCGCCATCTCCGCTGGCAGATCATGTTGCTCAACGCCGGAATCCTGACCGACGTGGAGGTCAAGGTAACGATCCCCGAGTACAGGCTGGCGGGTTCGATGGATGGCGTGAACGCCGATGAGGGCTGGATGTTTGAGTTGAAGGGCACCAGCCAGTACCAGACAGTTCTCAGCCGAGGGGCGATCCCTGCCCACATCAAGCAGGTCAACGCTTACCTGATGGCCAGTGGGCTTGAGAAGGCGATCATTGTCTACGAAGACAAGATGTCACAGCAGTGGCAGGAGATCGAAGTCATCAAAGACCCCAAGATCGTGGATGAGATCGAATCCATCCTCCAAGGTCTGAACCGAGCAGTAGAGACTGGAGAGTTACCGGAGATTCTGGATGAGTGTAAAGATCAAGAAGGCCCAAAGTTCAATCGCTGCCCACACAGCGCCATCTGTCACAAACTCCGACACCGAGACGACATCCTTGCGTCTCTTTCGGATGAACGAAGGGCTACCTTCACTACCTGACATGCAGGCCGAGTTGGACGAATACACCGCCGTCCTCATGGGCCACGAACCACCGCCAATCGAACGAGGCGAGATGACACTGCTGGAGTACGCCAACGGTGTGTACAGCCGAGCGATGGAGTTGACCATGTTGCTCCAGCGAGCCGAGGCAACCGGTGTCGTGCTCAAGGGATCGAAGGTCTACAAGTTCAGGACCGGCGAGTTGAGGACATTTACCGAGATGGCGGCACGGGCCATTGACCTCGGGAGCCGTAGAGTTACCTTCGCCAAGATGGAATACTCTATGGATTATGGATGAGCAGGTCATTCTTGGCATCGACCCAGCGGCCACCAAAGTCTCTTTCGTCGCTATCACTGACATCGACTTCTTCGTCCAGCACCATAAGCGGCTCGGCAAGAGCGGCGGGGAAGCCTGTAATAGCGCATGGCATGTGACCAACAGCCTGCTCTTCGACATCAATCAGGTGTGGCCGGGAGCCACGATCTTCCCCTTCATCGAATCCCCTGTCGTCGGGAGAGGTGGCGTTCGGTCTACTATGGTCCAGTGCTTTACCTCAGGAGCCATTCAGGCGGCGCTTCATAATGCGGGACTTGACACGCAAGGAGCCAATGTCTCGTCGTGGAAGAAAGTTGTCACTGGACGAGGGAACTCCACTAAGCCAGAAGTCGCCAAACATCTACGACTTCGATGGCCTGCTCTCTACCGAGCAGCAGGAGGCAATCAAGACATCGTGGATGCCGCCTGCATTGCCCTCTACGGACAATCAATACTTAGCGAGTGAGTGGTTTGGCTACTCCGCCTGTAAGGGAGAGACTCGCAAGTTCTTCCGCCACTCTTGCTCCAAGAGGTGCGGCCACCACCCGAACGGGTGTTCCCGCATCAAGAATGTTAGGGAGTGCCGAGCAATCTGCGCCGGTTGTCCGGTGCTGGAGCACTGCCGAATATGGTCGCTCAACACGGAGTTGCCCTACGGGTTGGCGGCGGCGCTTACCGAGAGCGAGAGGCTCCAGTGGCAGGAGACGTACTCTAGCCGTGAGAGATGAGTGGGGCTATGGTGGGGCGGAGAACTGCCCTGACTGAAAGATCGGAAGACTGTGGCCGAGAACAAGTCGAAGAACCTATTTGGTGAGACGGGCGTAACTGGACTTCGCCGTGCGGGCGGGTATGTGCAGGAAGAGTTCCTGCCACAACTCGCTGGCTACCGAGCGATTCAGGTCTACCGAGAGATGCGGGACAACGATCCCGTTGTCGGTGCCATCCTGTACGCCATCGACAAGTTGGTGCGGCAGGTGCCGTGGCGAGTTCAGCCTGCCTCCACCAAGTTGGAGGACCAGCGCTCAGCCAAGTTCTTGGAGTCCTGCTTGAACGACATGAGTACGTCGTGGGAGGACACGATCAGTGAGATTCTCTCCATGCTCGCCTACGGCTGGTCGTTCCATGAGATCGTCTACAAGCGCCGAGAGGGCGACCACCGAGATTCTTCTCGCCGGTCGAAGTACGACGACGGTGCTATCGGCTGGAGGAAGTTGCCGATCCGTGCTCAGGAGACTCGCCAAGAGTGGGCGTTCGATGACAACGGCGGGATTCAGGGTATGTACCAGTCCTCGCCGCCCGACTACACCCTCACCTACATCCCGATGGAGAAGAGCCTGCTCTTTCGCACTACGACGGCCAAGAATAACCCAGAAGGCCGTTCCGTATTGCGGAACGCTTATCGGCCTTGGTACTTCAAGAAGCGGATCGAAGAGATCGAAGCCATCGGAGTTGAGCGTGACCTTGCTGGCTTCCCGATCATGTACGTCGACCCCGACATCATGCGGGAAGATGCCCCCGGCTGGAAGCAGACGATCTTCAATGACTACAAGGATGCGGTCGTCAACATTCGTCGGGACCAGCAGGAGGGTCTGATCCTCCCCGCCATCTACGACGAGGGCGGGAACCAGATGTACAAGTTGGAGTTGCTCTCAGCCGGTGGCACCCGACAGTTCGACACGAACCAGATCATCACCCGCTACGACCAGCGAATCGCCACGACCGTGCTGGCCGACTTCATCTTGCTCGGTCAGGCTAATCACGGCTCCTACGCCCTGAGCAGTGACAAGACCAACCTCTTCGCCATCTCCATTCGGACGTGGCTGGAGATCATCCGCACCGTGATGAACCAGTACGCCATCCCGAGGCTCTACGAGGTCAACGGGTTCAAGGTCAAGAAGTTGCCTGAGTTGGCCTACGGCGACATTGAGACTCCGCCTCTCACCGAGATCGGTACGTTCATTCAACAGTTGGCCGGTGCCGGTGCCCCGCTCTTCCCCGACGATCTGCTGGAGAACCACCTCCGCAAGATGGCTCACCTCCCCGAGCGTCGTGAGGCTGCGGTCGGTGCGATGGAAGATGCCGGTAAGCAGCAGGGGCAGGTTCCCGACAACCCCGCTACCAAGACGGCACCTAAGCCGCAGGAGAACGTAGACGACTCTAAGACGGAGGAATAACCCGTGCCGTCTTCCGCTGACTTCTCCAGCGACGACATCCTTGACGAGATCATCTCGCTCACGGTGGAGTTGGAAGAGCAATACAGACAGGCTTTCTTCCGGTCGATTGAAGAGGCCGTTGCCGACCCCGCTCTGATTGACCTGCTCCAAGACATCTCCGATGGCACGGTCATCGGCCTGACTCCGCAAGTAGAGGACGTTCTTCAGAATCTCAATGTGCCGGTTAGTGATCTGATCGACGCTCTGCGGGAGACAATGGCCCGAGTCGGCCAAGTGACGGCGGACACGGTGGGGCTTGAGATCAGTTTCGACATGACCAACCCTCGGGCAGTTCAGTACGCCGAGACGCTCGGTGCGAGGACCATCACAGCCTCAGCGGCGGTCAAGGAGTCGATTCGGGAGATCATCAAGGAAGTGGTCGAAGGCGAGTTGTCGATCCAGAACGCCCAGCGGCTCATCAAGGAGCGGGCGGGGCTGCTCCCCAAGCACGCTCAGGCCGTGGCTCGGTACTACGACAACCTTGTTGCCAGCGGCTCCACCGCTCGTCGGGCACGGGAGTTGGCGAACCAGTACGCCAACCGCCTGCTCAACTATCGGGTCGACATGATCGCTCGCACCGAGATCGGGGCGGCTCAGAGTTACGGGCAGTTGGAGTTGTGGCAACAGGCTCGGGACAGGGGACTCATCCCGCTGGATGCGATGCGAGTCTGGATGACTGCCAAGGACGAGTTGGTCTGCGATGTCTGCGGACCGATGAACGGCGAGGTGGCTCCCATCGACGGTGTGTGGTTCACGCCCAACGGGCCGGTCCACTACCCCACCGAGATTCATCCCAACTGCCGGTGCGCCTCGGGGCTGGTCTTCTCTCGGGGACGAGCACGGGAGTTCCTCAACAAGAGCATCGACTTAGGGTATGAGCGGTGGCTACTGGAGAAGCACCTCGGAACCCAGCATGACCAGAAGACTCACGGTCGGAGGAAGACGGCGTGGAATGTTCAGGGGATAGTGCTGGGTACAGATGCCTTCGTTGGTGCCCAATCGGCTCATGAAAGGCTAAGGAAGTACAAGAAAGGAGGGGGCTATGAGGGAGGTCTGAAGGACAACATCGCCCGAACCATAGGTGAAACTTTGGTTGAAGAGTTCGATGGCGACAGCATCAAAGAAACGATGAGGCTCCTTGGCGTATCGGGGCACAGGAGGGCACGGAAGTATGATTTTGCCCTAGCGACAGTTCAGATAAATGATGATGCGTTTGAGCAGTTTATGAGGGGCTTAGTTGGGCAAGAGGAAGTAGTCACGGAGGAACTGGTGCGTGAATACTTCGGGTCAAATGTTGACTTTGTA